AATAAAATTCCATATGGTTGCTTTCGACCAGTGGCATCAGCTGTATCTGATTCGAATTGCCGAGATATATTCGATAATACATTCATATATCTCGAGCGAGCTACCATAGGAATTGTAATCCAAGGTATTCTAACCAAAGCGATAGTCCCATCGACTAAAGCCTTATACTGTTCACGTGTATAACTATACTTATTTGACACACCAATCTTAACTTGATTGGATAAAGATACAATTTCCTCAATACACAAAGTGTAATAAAAATAGGAAACAATAAGGTTAACAAAGAACATAAAACATAAAAGAAACAACGTTGATAGGCGAGCCAATCGCATAAAAGCGTTGTAAATAAAAATATTGTTGAGTGGTAAATAAATTAAATTGTTAGTAATGCATTTGAATTTAAATACGTACAGGCGCATTAGTCTGCCGCATTTTCCTCCATATATCAAGAGTTTCATTCCTGCAAGATCGATCCGGAGCAGATCAATCTTGGGTAAATCAGAAAACTCAAGGGAATTTCGTGTGCTATGCTCAAAGTTTACGAATTCCGAAGAAAACTTATATGGGTATCCTACAACTTAATAACATTCATCTTAGTACCATAATAAGCTGGTCTTAAGATTTCAGTCATTTCGTCATAAGATATAAATGAAATGAACCAACCCAAAGATGGATTCTTATCTACGATTCGTTTGATACTATCGCAGAATTTATTATAAAAAGTTTTACCATGTAGATAGGCCTCACGAAAGGCACCATCACAATAACTTGAAAACTGAGATTCAAAAGATAAAGGACTCTCAGAAGGTTTCTTCAAGTAATAGAACTTCTTATAAATAGAATCAGTTTCAATCGGAGCCACAATACATTTTAATGTTTCGTGTTTAATGAAATTCCTTTTTAGAAAAGAAATATCATTTATTCCAATATAAGGTACTGATTTAGAACCTTTATCTGCCATAGTATATTCAATATTTACATCAGCAAAAACTTTCTGACACGACGTATGATTAAACCATGGACAGGTCTTTGCCACTGACATTGCATTATCATCCCCATAGGTGATGAGAGCAACATTGTTGGCAAAGCGGGTTGAAATCTTAGGATTCATCTTGTAATAACAATAGCGCATCATTACTGAATTGCAAATTGAATTTAGTTGAACCGTAATAAGATTCCCAGAAGGGTTTCCATTGGCAAAGCGATAAAGATCACCATCCATAAGGATATTAGGATGAACAATATCAGAAAGAGCTCCTTTAACCAATTGGAGATCTGAT